TTGTTAATTTTGAATTAATTTACGATAAGGAATCGATTGCAAAGTTTCAAATTCTTTTTGACTTAATTCATATAAACCACTCAAAAGTCGATCGCCGTCTTGAGTATTATACTGTCTTATTTTTCCAAGATGATAATTGAATCCACGAAATCCTTTTGGCAAAAGATCTCCTGCCAAAATTAATGGATGTCTGTCGTAAATAATTCCTGGTGTTTTTGCATAGTAAATGTAAGTATAATATCTTCCTGGAGCGGGATATGCTCGTTCCGATCCACTTAATCTAGTTAAAATTTCATCCATTAATCTTTCTGGTTTTTCTGTTCCCAAAAGAGATTCTCTAAAATCTTTGAGTCGATTGGTAAGTTTTTTACCGTCTACTCTTCTTGGCGCTTTTGGATTTTTATTAATATAATCAGAATCATTTTTGATAATACTAATTAATTGATCTTTTGTTAATCTACGATAACCACTTAATTTTCCTACACCACTTGCAGTTGTATAGTAAATGTTGTAAGATTCTGCAATTTCAACTAATTGCTCTTTTGTATAATCCTTAAGTGGTTTTTCGTATCCTGTGAGTGCCATTAGTTTTTAAAAAAGTTCTTTCTCTGTAATAACTTTGAACTCATATCCCCTGTCCGCACACCATTCTTTTGCTGCTTCCCATTTTGCTTGATTTTTAGCATACTCATAAACCTCACTAATATATCTCTTAGTTTGTCTCTGAGGTTTTTGCGGAGGAACAGTTTGTTTTGATGGTTTAATTTCAATCATATACTTTTTGATTGAACCATTAGATTCTTTGACTTTTATAAGAAAATCGGGAAAGTATCTTCTTACTTTTTTAGAAATAGGATCGTAATATCTAACGATTTTCTCTTCTGATGACCATTCCAAGACATTATCATTTGTATCACAGTAAACCATAAATTTTCTTTCCCATAGAGACCTATAAATTATTGAGGTGATATCTCCACGATACTTATCTGGAAAGGATGGTTTATATTTTCCTTTGTATGCTGCCATTATTTTTACTTCTCCGCTTTCTATCATTAATGACCGAGTGTTAGACATTTTTTCTTTTGTTTCTTCACTATGTTTTTTACCTTTCCAACTTGGAGGTCTCCTAGATAAAACTTCTGGGGTTTTTGGATAAGGATTTTTATTTTTGGTTCCTTTTGGTCTCCCATTAATATTCTGATATTGTTTAAAATTTTCTCTATGTTGATTTTTTCTTTTTATAACATTTTCAGTTTCAGAATTCCAATATTCTTTTACAATTGTATTAGCGGAGCATTTTGAAGAGCAAAATTGTTGGTATCCTTTTGTATAATCAACATACTTTGTTTCTTTATTACAGTGGCGACAAAATCCTTCATTTTCTTTCTTTTTAAATTCATCATATAATTTTTTAGAGTCATATCCGTGACATTTAATATGAGGCATTAATCCTCTTATTGTTTTAAATGACTTACTGCAAATGGGGCAATTCATATTTGATGGAATATTTCATAGATATTTATAATGTGAATGGTAAAATTTTCCCTTATATGACATCTAAATACTTACAACAAGAAACTCATAATAGGTATTTAGAGAGTGGCAATACCACGCAGAATATCCGATATTAAACCATTAGTTACTAATCTTGCACAAACTTCTCATTATGAAGTTAAATTTGGAGGACTTCCACCAGAATTGAGATCATACTTATTAACTCGTGGAGTAAGTTCAAGATTTATTGCTGAAGATGCTGGTCTTCTATGCAATAGTGCATCTCTTCCAACAACACAACTTGCAACTGTTGATATTGCTGGAAACTATATGGGAATCACTGAAACTTTTGCACACCGTAGACAATATCAAGATATAACCTTAGAGTTTTATGTTGACAAAAATTATAGAACTTTAAAATTTTTAGAGCATTGGATGGAATTCATTGCAAGTGGATCAACAAATCCAATCAATGGAAATAATCTACCAATCAGCAGTAATGTTGATGAGGGATATATTATTCGAATGCAATATCCAAAATATTATAAGTCAAACCGAACAAGAATTGTTAAATTTGATCGTGATTATCAAAAAGAAATTGAATATACCTTTATAGGATTATATCCATATAGCATCTCTTCAATTCCTGTTGCTTATGCAAGTTCGGATATTATGAAAATGTCGGCAACATTTAAAATGGATCGTTATGTAATTGGTAAGTCTTATAGTTTAGATGTATTTGAACAGAAAGATAACAATAAAGAAGCATCTCAACCAGCGTCACAAGCACCATCTGATCCAAAACCATTATTGGTTCCAAGATCTCCTGGATCTATACCTTCAAATGGTGTAGAATTAAAACCAGCAGGTCAAACATTATACGAGTCTCTTTACGGAACAGACCTTCAAAAGTACAGATAAATAATCTTATCTAATTTGTAAATCATTATGCCATTACCAAAGATTGCGACTCCTTCGTATACTTTAGAAGTTCCATCTCTTAAGAAAGAAATCAAATATCGTCCTTTTCTTGTGAAAGAAGAAAAGATTTTGATCATTGCAATGGAAAGCGAAGATTCAAAGCAAATTGCAGAAGCAGTTAAAACTGTAATTGGAAACTGTATTCTAACCAAAGGAATTAAAGTTGATCAACTTGCAACCTTTGACATCGAATATTTGTTTTTAAATATTCGTGGAAAATCTGTCGGAGAAACTGTTGATGTTTTAATTACTTGTCCAGATGATGGACAAACTCAGGTTCCAATTAGTATTAATCTTGATGATATTAAAATTAATATCAGTGAAGAACATTCAAGAGATATTAAATTAGATGATAATTTAACTCTTAGGATGAAGTATCCTTCAATGAAAGAGTTTATCAAAACTAATTTTGGAAATGATTTTAGTATGAGTGTTGACGATACCTTTGATCTTATTTTATCTTGCATTGAACAAGTTTATAGTGAAGAAGAGTCATGGTCATCATCGGATTGCACTCAAAAAGAGCTTTCAGAATTTATTGAGCAACTTACATCAAGTCAGTTTAAAGAAGTTGAAAAGTTTTTTGCAACAATGCCAAAACTTTCTCATACTTTAAAAATTAAAAATCCAAATACTGGTGTTGAAAGTGAAGTGTTGTTGGAGGGATTATCAAGTTTTTTCGCTTAGGAATGGCTCATGAAAATCTTGAGTCATACTATAAGACAAACTTTTCTCTTGTTCAGCACCATAAATATTCATTGACAGAGATTGAAAATATGATTCCTTGGGAAAGGGAAGTATATATTGCTCTTCTTAAACAGTATATTGAAGAAGAAAATCTAAAGAACAGTACGAATGGCTGAACTAGATCCCGAAAAACTAGGAAGAGTGGGGATTGACCCAACAACGGGATCTCCTTTGTCTCAAGAAGTTAGAAATGCTTTATTGAAAAAATCTACAATTGATGCAGCAACTTTTAAAAATGAAATGTCTGCTGCTGAAAATAGAAGAAAAGAAGTTGATATACAAAACGCAGAAGTAATCAGAAGTCAAGAACAAGCACTTATTGGATTTAATTCTAATATCCAATCCTTACGAACAGACATTGGAAAATTAGGAACAGGTCTTGCAAGTATTGCTTTACTACTACAACAAGATGGTGCTGAGGAACAAAATAGACTTAGACAAGAACAGGAAACGCAAAGAAGGTTAACCGAAAGACAGGTTAGAGTTGGTAAAGAAAATGAAATAGAACAAAAAATACAAAATGCTCTTGCTGCACCAGTTCAAAACATTGCACCAAAAGTAGCAGATACATTTGGAAAAATTGGAGCAGCACTTGGTATTTTATTTGGCGGATGGTTAACTAAACAAACTGTAGATGCTATCAAAGCATCAGAAGAAGGAAATACAAAACTCTTTAATGAGATTAAGTGGAACATCATTAAGGGTTTGGGAGTTGTTGGTGGAGGACTATTTGCAATTAAAGCAGGATTTGGATTAGTTATGAGAACAATAGGTGGAATTGGTCGTGGATTGAGTAGATTATTGATTGCAAAACCTCTTGCTATTGCTGCAGCGTTATTGCCTAAAATCCCAAAACCTGGAAATGTAAGAACTCCTCCGCCAGGAAAAGGACCGGGTGGTGGAGGAGTTCTGGGCGGACTTGGGAAGCTTCTTACAGGTCTTAGTGTAGCATTGAATGCTAAAAACAAAGAATACACTGACGCTGTACTAGGTGCCCTAAGTTTGTTTGCAAGAGCACCGGGTCCTCTAGGATTGGTTGCTAAAATTGCAGGAGTTTCATTTACATTGGATGAAATAGCAGAAGCTTTTGGTAAAAATATTTTTGGCGATGATCGTGATAAAATTATTAATGATGCTGCCATGGCAGCAAAAAAAGAATTAGAAAAATTAAAACCAACATCAACTTCTTCAAAACCAAAAGAATCGCCTAAACCGACAGCAACACCGACACCTTCAGCAACACCACCAGCAGCACAACCACAAACCCCAATGATGGGGACACCACCACCTGCTGCCCCCGCAGCT